CCGATCTGGCAAGCGCCTGAAACAATCTAGCGATCTTAACCCCCTACCCTGTTTTGATAAGGATTCCTACTACCATTTACGGCTAGATATGCCGATTTGGAAAGTATCAACCTCATTTGTCTTGCCCGCGCTGAGGTTACAGCCGGCATGTTCTTGCTGAAGATTGCCCGGATCAGTACGAAGTTCTGGATGGTCTGCCCATGAGAGTTTGTGTCCTAAGTGGAAACTGTTTGGGCTTTTGCGGTGCGCGTCGTAGTCGATCGGCTGTCCGCACCTCATGCATGGTTGGGGGCGGGCGCGCAGGTATTTTTCTCGTATGGCTTTTAGTTTCGGGTCTGCTCGGTATGCTGGTTTCATTTTCTTGCCTCGCTTATTGGATTGTTTTTTAAGTGTTGGTGGATGAGCGCTTGGAGTTGGGCTGGGGTCAGTCCGGCCCTGTATCCGGCTGGCTTGTATGTCCACCGGTAGGTTTGTGCCGCGTATTCGATTTCGTCTTTTAGACATTCTTTTTTCACTGGGCACGCGCCGCAGGTTTGGGCGATGTGTTTGGGGACTTGTCGGGCGCGTGGTTTTATCCAGGTGTGCGCCTGTGGGTGATGGGCGCACGCGGCTTGGTCCATCCAGTCCCGGTTCACTATGTCTCCTGACTGTTTTGGTCTAGGGCTTGGTTGATGGCCCATTGGAGGGCGGGGCCCTCGTATTCGAACATGGGCTTGGATTGCACGGTGAGTTCAATGCGGGTTGTGTCTGAGCGTTTGTAGACGCAGGCGATCCAGTGGGGTTCGCAGTCTTGCCAGTGTGGGACGACGGCGGCGTAGTAGTTGGTTGCGCAGCGCACTAAGATTCCTTTGCGGTAGGTTTTTCTGAACTCGCTGAGGAACTGCACGCCAGACAAATCAGGAATCATGATTACTTGGCCTCCTTTAGGCGCGGGTAGCAGGTGCCGCAAAAAAATGCGGTACGCGCTCCCGTTGGTTTTGAATAAGCTCGCGGTTTTAGTCAGTTGGATTGGCTTGTGGCAGCAGGCGCACTCCATTTCAATAACCGCCACTTATTCGCCTCTTTCTTCTAGCCAGGTGATATTTTCGTGCAGTTCGGCAAGGTGACTCATTGCCGCGTATATGTCGTCTGTACATGTGCCTGTAAACACGCTGTATTTGATGAGCTCTATTCGGTCTTGCTCACCAAAGAATGGGCTGTTAATCTTGGCGATCTTGTCGATTGCGTTTACGAAGTGATTAACAGCGTCTATCGCTTTTCCGCCGAGGCACATGGCCTCGCTTAGAGCGTCGCTTACTTTCTCCATCGGGTGAGTTCCTTTAGCGTTTGGGGTTGTGTCGTTGCCTGGTCGACTTTTTCTAAGATGATGTCGAAGCATTCCATGGCTCCACCGGCGAAACCGATAGCCCTAAGTAAAAGACGCTTATCTTCTTTACTTACTCCAGGGTCTGCGTTCCTAACCCTGCTTAGCGTTTCTTTCAACTGGGCCGCAGTGTTTTTACCGTCTGTGATTAGCGCCCGTATATTCTCGTACTCATCACGTAAACTCGCGCTCACTTGTTCGCCTCTTTCTTCTTGTTGAGCATGGCGGGCGTGAAAGTAATAAACACAACCCGCCGATCCGCCTGATCTTTTGGCTTAGAGTTTTCGAACATGTCCCATTCGTCTTGGTCGTCTGCGTGTGTGGGGCGGCTGACGATCTTGTAGCCCTCACGCCTAGCCCGGGCAGCTAAAGCGTTTACCTGGCCCATAGTGAACAGCGCGCTGTTCACTCGGAAAGCCTGGCCCGGGGTGAGCGCTAACTTGCGACGCGCTTCGCGGGGAAACACGCGGGCAAACATTGAGTTCTCGCTTATCGTGCAACCCTTCGGGATTTCATTTACCGGCGTCAGTTTCATGGCTTTTGTCTCCTTGATTGCTTGGTTTCTAACTGGTACTTAACGGCCCTTACTAGGCCTTCTTGCGTAACGCTCTTGTCTTGCAGGGCTCGCATCACGTCTTGATCGATCGTGCCCTCACACACCAAGTGCATGACGGTTACGGGCTGGGTTTGCCCTTGCCGGTGCAAACGCGCGTTCGTCTGCTCATACAGCTCCAAACTCCAGGTCAGCGAATACCACACGAGCAGTGACCCGCCGGCCTGTAGGTTCAGCCCGTGCCCCGCACTAGCCGGATGGATTAATGCCACTGGTATTCCACCGGCGTTCCACGCCTGCATGTCCTCGCGTGTGGACAGCAAGCGCGCGCAGGGTATGCGCTGCCTGATCGCCTGAGTGTCGAACTCGAACCACACAGCCACTAGGATGGGCCGCCCGTTCGCCGCTTCAACCAGGTCTTCTAAAGCGTCGAGCTTGCGAGCATGAACCCGCAGTGCATCCCTAGTTCCGGTGTTGTCTTCCACGTACAGGCCGCCAGAAGCCAGCTGGAGTAGTTTGCCTGACAGTGCGGCCGCGTTAGCCGCATCCACCTCCCGATCCTCGAGCGACACAACCATGTCGCGCCGCAAATCGTCATACACGCGCCGCTCGCGGCTATCCATGCGCACTAGAACAGTTGTGTCGGTTCGTTCGGGTAGTTGTAGGTGGTCGGTGGTGCGCATACTCATGGTGATGTCTGAGATGGCGGCGTATATGGCTTGTTCGGCTCCTTCGCGTAGTTTCCAGGTGAATACTTGGTGTTGGCTGCGCTTGTCTGGCGTGAAGTATTGGTCCCGGTAGTGAGTGACGAACTTTCCCAGCCGGTCACCTCCGTCGAGGATCCTGTATTGGGCCCACAGGTCTAGTAGGCCGTTGGGTGAGGGCGTGCCAGTAAGACCAATAATCCTTTTAGAGTGTTTGGATAGGTTTTTGATTGCTTTGAACCGTTTGGCCTTGTGGTTTTTGAAGCTAGATAGCTCATCGATCACTACCGTGTCGTAGGGCCACTTACCGCCCAGGGTTTCGACTAGCCAGGGGATGTTTTCACGGTTGATGACGTGAACATCCGCGCGTGTCTTTAGGGCTTGTTCCCTGGTTTTTCTATCGCCCACCATGACCGCGTAGGACAGTCCCGCCAGGTGGCTCCACTTACCGATTTCGTCTGGCCACGTGTCGCGGGCAACGCGCAGCGGGGCGATTACGAGTGTGCGTTGGGTTTCGCCTAGGAGCATGAGTGTGCGCAGCGCGGTGAGCGTGATGACGGTCTTGCCCAGACCCATTTGGAGGAATAGGGCGCAACGCGGGTGGGTGATGATGAATCTAGTTGCCTCTACCTGGTAGGCGTGTGGCTTGTATTTCATCGAGTACACCCACAATCTGCGACGGATGGTCCACGACGAACACCGCGTGTCCTAACCGTCTGATCTGGTCGAACCTTCGTGCCTGTAGTGGCCGTGGTTTTTGTCCGGGTGCTTTGACTTCTATGAAGGCTGCTGGACAGTGTGGGAGTAGGACTAGCCGGTCTGGCACTCCAGCGACTCCTGGGCTGGTGAATTTGTAAGCGATGCCTCCGCGTTGTTTTACGGCTTTGACCAGCGCTTGTTCTACTTGGCTTTCTGACATGCGTTGTGACAAGTGACCAAAAATCTCCTATACATTCCCTATATGTGCTTACGCGCGCGTATATACGCGCAATTACGCGCTTTTTTACGTTTTTGTTTTTATAGATAAAACTTGTCACCTTGTCACACGTGCGCGCTTTTCCGTTGGTTTCACAGCGTTTACCCGTTTGTGACAAGCGCGTGACAAGCGCGTGACGAGCGGCGGCTGTCACACCTTCGGTTTGTGACAAGCTCTGCATGTGACAAGCTCTAAAAAACATGGTTGTCACAGTCGTCACCTCCTTATCCAGACTCTCTGCTGCCCGTAAACAGGAAGACGGGGCCGATCACTCTCTGCACCCTTTTCCCACCCTTCGATGCGGCTCATAATGTTCGCGACCTGGTATGACTCGCGCCGGGTGAACTCTGCTTTTGGTTTGCCAAAGCATTCGCACCAGATTTCAATGCCGCTGACCTGCGTGCGCTGCTGGGTGCCCTCGTTATCGTTGGTGAAACCGTTGGTGTCGTCTAGGTACATGCGCCGCTCGGTTAGGTTCCGCTTGTCCCAGTCGGCGGGTAGGAGCATGTCGAGGTAGGCGCGGACGATGCCTTCACGCTCGTCGGTTTCTAGTGCGCCGGCTTGTGCTGCTTCGGCTAGTTGTAGGGCTTCGTCCTTTAGGTACAGTTGTTCGCCTTGGCTGTAGTAGTGGAGGGCTTCTGCCCAGATTTGGTCTCGCGTGGTGTCTGTTATCTGCCAGGGCTTGGCTTGGGTGTTGCCGGTGACGATGATGGGCCAGAACCTGCGGTTGCCGGTGACGTCTCGCAAAAACCCGTCTTCGTCGTTGGTGGTTCCTACGATGATGCAGGCGCGCGCGTGGGTTTCTACGTTGCGCCCGTAGGCTGGCCGGTATTTGTCGTGGGTGCGGGTGATGAAGCTTTTGATGGTTTCGGCGTCCATTTTGCGCATTCCTGCCAACTCTCCGAGTTCGAGTATCCAGGCTTCGTGGACTTTTTCGGCTCCGGTTTTGTCGCGCATGTCGGACAGGGTGAGGTTGTCTGAGAACCATTCGCCGGCGAGCCGGTTGAATAGGTAGCTTTTGCCGATGCCTTGGGGTCCGTTGAGGATTAGTACGTTGTCGAATTTGATTCCTGGCGCGTGGATTCTGGCTACTGCTGCAGCTAACGTCTTGCGCGTGGCTTGACGCGTGTACGTGTTGTCCTCAGCGCCCAAATAATCAACCAGGAGCGTGTCTACTCGCTCTTCCCCGTCCCATTCTGGAAGCCTGTTCAAATAGTCTCTGACGGGGTGCCAGGCGCGGTCTGATGCGACTACGACTAGGGCGTCGTGTAACTGTCCTACTGAGTCGATGCCATGCTTGCGTTGGATGAGTAAACGCAGTTGGGCTTCGTCCGCGTCTGTCCACGTGTCCGACATGGTTTCCCATGGCAGGGCGTTGGGGTCGCGGATTTCGATTGTGCGTGTCATTTCGTTGTACGCGATCGACGACAGTTCCTTAGTGTTGGCGATGATGGTGTGAAAGTTCGTGATGCTGGTTCGTAGCGTTCCTTTGTCGGTGTACGCTAGGTCGCCGTACCAGTCGGGTTTTTCTTCTTCGACCTTGATGTCTGCGAACTCTTGTGCGGCTTCTTTAACGCGGTCTTGTGTGATTTGCTTCTTGGCTTCTCTGTCTTCGGCTGCGAAGCTGACCATGGCTTTGTAGGAGGGGTAGTCGGTTATTTCCGTACCGGTTTTCACGTCTTTGTCGAGGTCTGCGTATTTGTGGATTCTGACTAGGTCGAAGCTGTTGAGGGCTTTTCCTCCTGCGGGGTCGGTGGCGTGGTGGCTGTAGGCTCTGGTGGCGTGGTCGTAGACGACGACTCCGCCGGTGGTTTCCCCTCGCGTGTACGTGTAGCGGTTGGTGCCGGCGGGCTCGTACACGTCGGTTAGGAATGTGGCTATGGCTTGGTTGATGTCGTAGGCGCGGCAGAAGGCTCCTACGATCCCGTGTTTTAGTGTGGGGTCTTCTTTCTTGGCCGCACTGTGCCTAAGGGTTTCTTCGTTCTCATGGGTGGGCCATTTTGTCATGTCCCGCCAGTTGTCATATTCGGCTAATACGGTGTCGGGGTTGAGGGGCTGGCCCTCGATGGCTTCGTAGACGTATTCGCCGTCTTTGGGTGTGGAGGGCCAGTACATGAGCCTGGCTGCCTGGTAGGTGGTTGGGTCGAACTGGTGGATGCCTAGTTTGCTGGCGACCATGCGCGCCACGGCCGGGTATTCTTCCTCTGACACGTCGCGCGTTAGGGGGATGATCAGGCGTAGGCGCTGCCTGCTTGGCGTGTGGGAGTGCGTCGAGTACAACACGGCGGCGGTACCGTCGTAGAGGAGCTCAAACGCTGTGCGCAACCCTGGGTTAGCGTTGTCTACGTCTAGTGTTATTAGGCTGCGGCACGTGACGTTCCCGTTGCGCCGTGCGCCTTTGTTTAGGTGTCCTCCGACGAAGCCACCTACATCCTTGATTTCGGCTTGCTGGTCTCTAGTCATGGCCTGGTACTCCGAGACAGTTTCATCTGTGCGTCGCGTGGTTTTGAGGGCTTCGACTAGCTGAGTCCATTCGGCCTGCTTGTTTTTCCACCTGCGGGCCTTCCGACTGTCGCCGGTACTGATTTTGATCAACACTTTTAGTCCTTCTGGTAGTAGGGGCAGGTGTAGGCGTCCGCGTTTAGGGGCAGGCCTTCAGCCCATTGGGGTGGGCTGGTCATTAGCGAAACGATTTGGTCTGCGTGGTTTTCGCCTGTAGGGGTTTCGACAACTACTTCGTCGTGCACGTGCATTACCGTCCGGTGCCCAGCTTTTTCTAGGTTGAGTAGCGCGTGCGCGAGTAGGTCTCTAGCAGTGGCTTGGGTGATATTTTCGACGAGTTTGGGCCCGTACGTTTCTTGCTTGCCCCAAGCACGCATACTGTTCATGCCTTGGAAGGCGATCACCGGCCTGCCATACTTGCCCGCAATGATGCGTGGCTGGTGGTAGTACAAGTCGCGGCCCGATGGGAGACTGACGCGCAGCGCGCTGCCATGCTTGGTGAACCTGCAGCCACCTGCCCACACGGTTCGACTAGTGGTTATGGCGGTTTGCGCGGCCTTGTCAACGTCCCACCATAGGTTCACGATTGCGGGGGATGAGTCCCGCCAGGCTTTAACAATGGGTTTGAGCTCGCCCTCTGCCAGGCCCATTTCCATAGCTCCCATGGCTTTGAGGGCGCCTACTGACCCGCCGTACCCGCATGCGAGCTCAGCAACCTTACCTTTCTGGCGTAGTTCACTGTTCGCCCCGTGTTTTTCTACCGGTACGCCAAACATTCGGCTCGCGGTGGTGCAGTAAATGTCTTCACCGTTTCGGAAGGCTTCTAGCCGCCAGGTTTCGCCGGCTAGCCAGGCTATTACGCGCGCTTCGATCGCACTGTAGTCCGCGACCGTGAACTCGCACCCATCGCTTGGTATGAGGGCGGTGCGGATTAGTTGGGAGAGCGTGTCTGGCACGTCGTAGAGTACTTCCACGGTCTGTGGCGCACACGATGAGACTATTCGCCGGGCCTGGTCTAACCCGGTCATGTGGTTGCGCGGTAGGTTTTGGACTTGGATGAGCCTGCCCGCCCACCTGCCTGTACGCCCCGCACCGTAGAACTGTAGGAGCCCGTGAGCGCGACTGTCCTGGCCGGCGCAGTCAAGCATGGTCGCATATTTTTTCGTGGACGTGCGCGACATGTCCTGCCTGAGCTCCAACACGCGCTTCACAGGCGCAGGAGTATCTGGGTCTTTTAGAGCCTGAGCAACAGTCTTTTTCGTTAACGAAGGCAGGCCCGCGCCCTGCGCGTCTAGCCAGTCGTGCAGTTGCGTCACACTGTTCGGGTTATCCAGTCCGGTCAGGCGTTTAGCCTCTGCCATGGACTGGTCCCAGTGGTAGGAGCCTATGGTTTCGGCAGCGTTAATAAAGTCCAAGTCCAGGCGCACGCCACGATCGTTTATAGCCTGGTCAGTCCAGTACTCTTCCCACACGTCCTGGCTGGGCACACAGTCTTGTAGGGCTTGGCGTATCGCTGTTTCTACTTCCACGTCCTGGGTGCAGTAGGTTTTGAATTTTTCCCAGCCGTCTGGGTCACTGGCCGGTAGGGTTTGTCCGCCTGGGGTGAGCGTGTTGCGAGGGTTTGGGACACTGAATTTTCGGATTAGCCGTACTCCTGCGGGGTCTTTCTGCTCGTCAAGGTGCAGGGCTTTCGCTACTTGTTTCAACTGGCCGGGCAGGCCCGCGTACAGGCTGTGAACCATCGTGCAAAACCAGCCTTCCGGCTCCAACCACTGGCCAACATGTCGCGAAAGACATACCCGCTCAAACTGTGCGTTAAAAGCGTGCTTACGCACCATCGGGTCGGAAAGGGCGTGGAGAATGCGAGCGGGTATCTCCTCCCCCTGCGCGACGTCAACCACGCGCACCGGCCCACTGTCCTGCCTGTAGGCGAACAGGAGTATTTGGAAGTGCTCGCCCTGGGCGTACTTGTACACGCCGCTAGAAGCCAGGTCCACGTCAGAGAAGGTTTCAATGTCAATACTGAGGTCACGCACGAAAAGGTCCTAAAAGAAAAATGAGCGGGTAAACATGGGGTGGCCATCCACCACCCCATGTCTGTTGTGGCTAGTCGAGGAGCCCACCAAAATCAGCAGCATCATCCTCGTCCGACAAGACGGCGAACTCGTCCTCAGCGGACACGCGCCCATCCAAGGCTTCACCGTCGCGCACTTTCTGCACGTTCCCCAGCCCGCACGCGATACCCGAGTTGCCGCTAGTGGAGTAGGGGTAGAAAGTTACCGACACGTTCGCAAAGCATCCCGAATACACTTCCGTCTCGTCCGTGATGGCGCGGCGCTTGCGGTCTACAATGCCGGGCTTAGTGTTGGATCGCGCGTTCATGAAGTACACGCCTTCATACGCGCCGCCCTTACCTTCCGCGTCCCCATCACGCAGCGGAGTACGCGCGGGCTTCCACCTGCTGCCGAACTTCGCTACCCCGTCCTGCTCAGCAGCCTTGACCGCCTTCCGGATTTCTTTCAGCGTCTCTGTGTCTGCCTTGTCGATCAAGAGGGCCGCACTGTACTTCGGGTCTTCTCCACTCACCGAGTAGGGGTCGAAAAGGTGAGCGTAGGATAGGCGCACGTTCTTTAGGATTAGTCTGGACATTGGTATGTTTCCTTTACTTGTCGAGGTTTTCGAATTCTTGTTCCGGCGTGGCCAGGTCTAGGGCCTTGCGCCGGTCTGACATGGGTACGAGGGTTGGTTTGCCCTCGGGTTTGACGACTAGGCCGTCAAAAATCTGTGTGAACTGTTTTTTGCCGACCAGTTTTTCCATCCGCGTGAGCGTGATGAGTTTCTGCTCGAAAATGTCAGTGTCCTTGTAGCCGGCGTCCCGGGCGGCTTGGATCACTTGGTTCTCGTCCGCATACTTGCGCACTGACCTGCCGGCCACTAGCTTCATGCCCTCCCACTGCTTGCCCTGGCTGACAGCGGCTTGGGTAGCGTATTTTTCTACCTCTGCCGCCCATTTCGTAAGGTCAGGCAGCTGTCGCAATACTTGTGCGACTTCTTCATCTGAGAGTTCGGGGCCGGGCTTGAACTCGAGGCGTGCTAGCTTGAGGTTCTCCTCAGCCCGCGCCCGACAGGTGGGGGCGAGTTTGCAGAACTGGCACCACGGGCCGGCCTTGAACTCGCCCTTGCCCTTGGCGGCGAGAGCCGCGGCAGGCTTGACCGTCTGCTCGCCCCATTCGACTAGTTCACTGCGGGAGTATTCGACGCGGACTGTGTTGTCGCGTCGGGGTTGGAAGATTGTTGCCCTGACCTGGTCTACGCGGTAAATGTCTTGGAAGGCTTCCAGAGCTCCTAGCGCGTAGAGTTTGAGCTGTGGGTTTTGTTCGGCTTCAACTAACACGCCCTGCCCGTACTTGAAGTCAACAATGTCGAGTAGGCCGTCGCTGATGATTACGCAGTCTCCAGTCCCGTACCCGTCTGGCGCGTATTTGGAGTAGTCGAGGCGCTGCTCAATGAAGACGCGTGAGGGCCCTTCGTGGTCGTCGAGTAGCTGGTTGACGTGGGTCACGTAAGCGCTGGTGTGCTCGTCCATCTCGACGGTGTCGTAGGTGGATTGTGGGCGGGCTCCTGGGCCTCGGCCTAGCATTTCAGCTAGTTTCCATTCGGCGAGCGCGTGCGCGGCAGTGCCTTCCAGGGACGCCGTGCTGTCCCGGTCTGGCTTGCCTGCTTCCAGTAGTGCGCTGGGCGTGCAGTTTAGCCACCTGTGTGCGCTGGAGGCTGACAGTAGCGCGTGGGTTTCCGGAGCCATTATGCGGCCTCGATTCGCGCTATCACGCTCGCGTAGTCTTCGGGTTTTAGGGCTGACACGTTGGCCGCGCCGTGGTCTTGAAGGATTTGCGCTAGCAACGCTTGGTTGGTGGCTTGGTCTTGAAGGACGAAGTCTGCCAGGCGGGTTTTCAAATCGTCTAGGCTCACCTGTACCTGTGCTGCCGGGACTTCACCTGTTGGCGTGGCGGGCGTTGCAGTAGTGCTTGGGGTGGCTTGATCCCAGGTTTTTAGCACGTCTTTCATCAGGAGCATGTTCTCGGCGATCACGTCGAACGCCTTGTAAATCTGTTCCAGGTAGGGGGATAGTTCAGTGTTCACTTTTCGTCCTGTTCTTTTAGTTCTTGCGTGAGGGCAGTGAGGCTGGTGCAAACTGTGTACAAGCCTCCTTGGTAGTACTTGACTTGCCCTGTGAGGGTTTTGATCCTGTCGTGCGTGCTTGCTGGCAGTTCGGCCGTGTTGAGGTTTTCCAATGTTTCGAAGAACGCCCAGAGTTTGCCGGCACCCCTATGGACGGATTTTTCAGCTTCTTCTAGCGCGTATACGGCCTGGTCTGTAGGTGTCATTGACTGCTCTGGTGCGTTTAGCATGGTGTGCATGTCGGCTAGCTGTTCGGCGGCTTGCGCACTGAGAAACAGGGCTTCCCTAACGTCGTTGTAGGCGCTGCGGCGTTTCTGTTCGATCGGATCGGGTAGGCCGATAATGATAATTCCTAAAGGAGCCAGAATGTCTTTCAAGAACCTTAGATCTCGGCTAGTTCTCTCGGCTGTTACGAACGATGTCGAGATGATCTGGTCTATGGTCTCGTTGCTCATTTTTCGGTCCTGTCCTTTCGGGATTGTTTGGCCTCATCAGTGATTGCGATTGACGCGATTGCTAGGCCGCCAATGTGGCTGGCGAGCGCGTAGCCGGCGTACGCGGACTGGGGGTCGAAGCTGGTGCAGTAGAGCATGATCGTTCCAATCAGGAAGAAGACCGCGCCGGCGAGGACTAATCGGATGTTGCGGGGTTGCATCATTGTGGGGGCTCCTTATTTACCAGGGGTGTTCGCTGATGAATGTTTCGAGGGCTTTGCGGCTGACTCGCACGGTCCGGTCCTTGCGGAAGGCTCTGAGTGAATGGTCGGCGATCCAGGATTGGACGGTCGGTTTCGACACGTTCATCAGTGCGGCGACTTCGTCGATGGTTAGGAAAGCTCTCTCTTCAAGGCCTTTGGTTTTCATTAGAAGTCACCGTCCAGCAGGCCGAAATCAATGTCGCCTTGGATTTCTTCGAGGATGTCGCTTTTGAGGAGGATGCGGGTTTTGGTAGCAATGTCGCTAGCTGTCTGCGCGTCCTCTTGGCTTCCTCTAGCAGTTAGACTGGTGCTGAGGTTTTTAGCCGTGGATTCTAGGGCTTCCAGCGCGTCCCAGGCGTTGAATAATTGTTGTTTCAGGTCTTCCGCGATTATTCGCGTATACGTGCGGACCGCGTCTTGGCTTGGTGTACTCATGCGACTACGCCTTCCACTACCTGCAACGGCGTGGTTGCGCTGCCGGCCAATAGCTTGTTGAGGAAGTACTGCTGGCCCTTACCCGTAACCTTCGTGGTCTTCGTGATGCGCACGGTCCCGTCCGGCTGGGAGTGGGAGGATTCTTTAATCTCGAACAGGCCCATTTTTACGTAGTCTTGTTTTGGCATGTTCCAGTCGTTGCCGCGACGCTTGGACAGGTAACCGTTGTTGCGCATCCATGCGAATAGGCGGTTTTGGCCGATCTCGTACCCGTTTTGGGTGAGGATTTTCGCCAACTGGCCAACAAGGATTGAGGTTTTGGATGCGGCCACACTGTCGGCGAACAGTACTTTTGGAGCGTCCAACGCGGCTTGTGCTTCTAACTGCGCGGTTTTCTCCCGCTCCTCCTGCAACGCCTTCAACGTGTAGAGCAGGGCATCAGGGTTTTTAATGAACTCCTCAGCCGCCTGCTGGGTGGCGTACACACCATGACGGCGAATCGTTGGAAGAACCTCGTGCGTCACCCAACGCCGAAACGGCTTAGTTCGTTCAGCACGTGAGCGAAGTAGGGCAGCGTACAAGCCACCTTCAGAAACGATGGTCATTTCCTGCTCACCTGAGGGGGTGGGCACAATGTGCCTACCCTTGTCCTCAGCCTCCACGCCGCGGACGAAATCTTTTGCGGTCGCATAGTCAAGAATGTCGCTGACATCTTTCGCAACGAACCAGGGCGTTCCGTTCTTCTCGATGACTCGCACTGGCTCAGTCTCAAAGTTGAAGGTTCGGATTTCGGTGTTCATTTGGTCAGGCACTCCTTGCATAGTGTTCGGTCGATCAGTCGGGCCGGATTGGTGTTTGTCGCGTCAGCTATTGCGAACAAGGTTTTGACGCTCATGTCCCGCTTCCCTGCGAGGATTCGATGCAGGGTGGTTGGGTGGATGCCCGCTTCGATTGCGATGTCTTTCTTGGTTTTTCCCGATAGGGCTATCGCAACCTCCACAGACTTCAATAACGCCACATAGCTTTCTAACGTAGCCATGTGGCTACAGTAATAGACACGTTGGCTATCCGTCAAGTTGCACATTGAAGCCTCCTAGCGATCGAAACTAGCTAAACGGCTATACTGGCGACATGCGCAGCATCGAAGAGGAAAAAGAAGCCGCCCAGAGATTCACGGCGATGACCGGGGCGGCGATAAAAGCCGCCGCCGCATTCGACGGCAAATCCATCAAGCAGCTCTCGCGGGAAACCGGTGTCGAGTACGTAACGCTTGGGCGATACCTCAACGGCAAAAGAGATATCCCGCTTTCGGTTGTTTACCGTTGCTGTAACCACCTTTCGATTACTATGCCTGGATTGTTTACCGACGTGTACGCGCGCATGGGCTGGATTAAAACCGAGTTCCATCCCCACCCCTAGCGCACCCACAGCCCGCCCACGGTTAGAAAACGTCTGAATATCAGTAGTCATTTGGCCTGTTCCTTTAAGTCCTTGTTGAGGAAGTCATCATTGACAAACACGATCGGGCGAACCTTCAGGACGCTACTGACTGCCTTCGCTGTCTCGACGGTCATGCCACGTCTACCGGCTTCGATATTTGATATGAGGGCTTGAGAGATGTTTGCGTGCTCGGCAAGCTCTGACTGAGTTACTTGCCTTGCTTCTCGGATGAAGCGGAGCGTCTCTCCCACCCTCCGCCATTCCGGTTTATTACTTTCCATGTAATAAACCATACGGCTATCTGTAATTAAAAGCAAGCTAACTTCATGAAATGTAATAAAACACTTTGCCGCGCTTGCCAGATTCTGCATTATTACGCGAAATATAACATCGGTGTAGTTTCCGCATTATTACACCAAATGTACGAAATGAAATAAGATGACTATATGAACGGAAAGCAAGCATTTGCACGAGCCGTAACTTCCCGCCGTATAGAACTGGGGATGCGCACAGCAAAGCAAATGGCCGAAAAAAGCGGTCTTAGCACGCGCCTGATAAGCGACATTGAGAATGGGCGCAAGGGTAACTATGCATTGGCGTCCCTTGCTGCCGTTGATGATGCTCTTGATTGGGTCTCCGGCACCTCTGAGCATCTGCTGCGCACCGGAGAATATCCAGACCGCAACACCTCTACCGAGAGCGCTCAGGCTGGTTTAACCTGGGCCGACTTCGAGGAAGCATGGGACTCTGTCGCCGTCGGCACTGACAGGGTCCTTAGGGTTTTCGCCACGTACGATCCTGACAAGGTAGACGATGAAGACCTTGCCCGCATCGCTTTAAACGCGCGTCACTACATGCGAAAAGAACTAGACGAAGCCTCAGGCACAGGCCAAGACTCTAAGCCCGCGCCTGTGACACCGTTCCCCACGCAGCCAGAGCGGACAGTTGACCTTGACGCCGTGGCGGCCGCGCCCGCTCGCTCGGAATATCACGCGCACGGAGACGAAGACGAACTCTCCCAACTAGACCCGTAAAACTTGAATGTACGCATTTATAGATGACTCCGGCGACGCCGGAATGAAATTTCGGCAAGGCTCCTCAACCCACCTAGTAATGTCAATGTGCCTGTTCAAAACCGAGCAGGCCTGGCTATCCACCCAACGCGCGTTGCAAGGCCTGCCTGACTTCATGAAAACAGCAGGCGAATTCAAACACGCCAAAATGAAAGAGCGGCACAAAGAAGTATTTTTCAAACAGATCGAAAACGAAGACTTCTATGTCCGCGCAATAATCGTTGACAAAACAAAGCTAACAAGCCAATTCCTGGCCAGCCACGCCAACGAAATGAAAACTCACTTCCTGAAGCAACTATTAACCCACACGTGGGGGCAGGTGCAAGACTGCAAAATCATCATCGACGGAGCAGACCTGCAAGCCTTCGGAATGAAAAGCACTGACTACCTGTTCGAAAAAGCCAACGAAAACAAGAAGATTAGAGTCGCTTCAGAAGTACTCTGTGCAGACTCTAAGACTTCGTTGGGGTTACAGTTAGCCGACATGGTCGCTGGCACCATAATGGCCGGGCTTAAAAAAGGTCAGCCCATGAGGGATACTGACAGGTGGCGGCAGGTTCGCCAGCGGGCTTACCAGCCTGAAGGTAGCTGGTGGTTGTTCAGGACTCGGCCAGGGCAAAATAAATGAGCCTATCCATGTGCTTGTCATGGCACGCCACCATACGGAGACTATTCGGCTCAATACTTATTTTAGCGGCGGTATAACGTTTTGTAAATAGGTGACTTTTCTTGTCCTACCCCTGGTGTAGAACTAGGGACTGTGACTGATAGGCGTATTGAATGGCTCGAAAACGTCGCCCACGTGGCCGGCGTGACGGTAGAGTACACGCCTACCAGTAGCTTGGACGGCTTCTACGAACACGCCCAGCGCCGCATCACCATCAACAGCCGCCTGTCTACCGTGCAGACTGTGGGAGTGCTTGCCCACGAGCTGATCCATGCTTTGCAGGCTCACGACGGGCCGCAAACGGAAGCAATAGAAGCGCGAGTAGATAAGCTCGCCGCACGTCTGTTGGTCTCCCCCGCTGAGTATGAGCAGGCGGAGCGATTGTGCGGCCCTCACGCGGGCGCGATCGCCCGCGAACTAGAACTCCCGCGTTGGGTGGTGCAAGCCTGGCAGGACCAGGCCTACCCCATGCGAGATGCTAGCTCCGCGTCACGCTCAAGCGAGGAATGCTGGTAGATCATAACCGTTTTAGCGTCTGCGTGTCCTGCTCGGCTCATCAGGTCCGCGAGCGTAGCTCCTGCCTGCCCGTATAGGGTGAGGCCGGTGTGGCGCAGGTCGTGGAAACGCAGGCGCGGCAGGCCGAGTTTTGCGCACGTGTCTTGTAGGTGTTTGCGCAACACTCGGTCGGAGACGAAACCATTGTTGCCCGAGGGGCGGTGGAATACTAGCGCGTCACGCCCTGGAGGCGTGTAGATGTCTAGGTGATGTTGCACTATTTGCATGGCGTGGGGTGGCAGGGTGATTGTGCGGTATCCTGCCTGGCTTTTGGGTGGTTTGATGATGAGTTTGCCGCCGGTTTCTCGCGCTACGCTGCGCTCGATGGTGACTGTGGATTCAGCGGGGTTGATGTGTTTTCTTTGTAGTGCTGCGACTTCTCCGTAGCGTAGGGCTCCCCACCCGGCGAGGGCGAACGCGGCGCGCATGTTCTCATCCGCACTGTCGATTAGCTGGTTGAGCTGGCGGCTGGTTAGGGCGATTGGTTGGATGGAACGGGCAGATTTTGCGTAGATGCCTTTGACGGCCTTGGCGGGGTTGGCTTCTATTAGTCCGGCGTCTACTGCTGCGGTGAGGATTGCTGAGGTTGCTAGGAGGATGTTGCGGGCGGTTCCTGGCGCGTTGGTAGCGTCGATTTCGGTTTTTAGTTGTCGGATTTCATCCGGTCTTATGTCTCGCAGTTGCATTGTGCCTATGCGGGGATTGACATGTTTTCTGATGATTGACCGGTAGGAGCGGGCCGTGTTTGGGCTGAGCCCGGTTTTCTCGGCTTGACTGATCCACGTTGTAGCCCAGTCTTGGAAGGTTGTGGAGGGGGCGGGTTTGGTGGTTTGCGCGGGCTGTGGGGCTTCCCATTCGCCGTTTTGGATTTGTCGCTGTGTGCGGCGTAGGTGGGCTTCGATTTCGCCGCGCGTGCGCTCCACGGGCGTGTAGTAGTCCTTGCCTTTGATGCGGTAGCGGCCGATGTAGTTGCCGGATCGGGTGGGTTTTATGCTGCCGAATCGGCGTGCCATGCTGTCTCCTTGGGGGTAATTTTTCGCTTCTTTGCGTGGTGTGGGGTGTGGTTACCCCTAAAGTTACCCCCAAGCCGTCTAACTGTAAACGGTTTTATTTTATCTGGTTTTGTTTTGTTTGGCGTTTGGCTGGTGTTGGTTTTCCGCGTGGTTGTGGGGCTTGCGGCGTGTTTCGCGCATGAAATAAGGCCCCGCGCAACACAGCGCGGGGCCTGTTGCGGAGGGTAAGGGACTATCCGCGCTAACTTGATTTATCCTTGTGTTTACGCGGTTTGCGTCGGTTTTAACTTAGGGGTTACCCCTTGCGGAGTTACCCCTTCCCACATCTTGCTTCTTTAGTTGCCAATACATATACACGTATGCTAAGCTTGAATTGTTGGCAAGGCCAACACAACTAAATAGAGGAGGTGAGAATGAGCGAGTTCAAAGATTGGGCGATGATCACCATGACAGCAATCCTAGTGATCATCGAACTATTCAAGTCCTGGCCACGAAACGGAAAGGGGAAACACAGAAAGGACTAACTCGCTAAGTAGGGGCCGAAAGTAAAGCTACTACCTTCGGCCCCTACCCTCCCCACTCTAGCAACAATGAACAGGAGAGAAAATGCGCACAGAAACGCTAGGGCGAATCACACTAGCTCTTGCCCTAATAACGCTCGTCCTACTAACACCCAAAATGTCCCTATGGACCACCGCCTTAACCTGGTGCTTGTGGGGAATCGCAGCAGGCATGAATATCTCGAGAGCACTAGAAAGAAAGCGACATGCAAATGTCTAAACGATATTTGTCACGCTCAGAGTTCGCTAGCCGCATAGGCGTGAAAACCAGCACGCTTAGCCGCTATGACCTCCCCAAGCCCGACGTGATCATAGGCCCCGACACTCGCCCAATCTTCGGATGGCTTCCTGAAACGGTCGACGAGTGGCAGGCGAACAGGCCGGGGCGGGGCAACTGGAAAACAAGCCGCTAGCCCCGGCTTGTAGACGCAGTGTAAGACGACCAAAGATCAGAATAATGCGGACAAGATTTGTCATAAAACAAGGGTTTTTATTTAACCTGTCATATTATGACAGGGATTGTAATAGCCCCCGCATGCCTACGAAATAAGGTGAAAATATGCGACTAAGACGAGGCCGCAAAGGCTACTACACGTGGCGGCTACCGGATATTGACGTGACGCAATACTCCACTGATGCTCTTGCGGAAGCCGTGCTACGCGGCGAACTTGGAGACGGGATAGACCGTATGCAAGTGCTAGGCCACAAATACGACGATGTGCAGACCCTAGTAAACCGTAAAATAGACGGCTACGCGCGGCGCGTGTTGGCCGGCGAGTTTGGGGATGGCCGGGAGCGCCGGCTTCGTTTGGGCTATTTGTATCCCGCAGTGCAAGCCCGCGTTAATGAAATAGTGAACGTAAAATACTGATTATTAAACACGAAAGCGGCCTCTACCCAGCATTAATGCACTAGCCGGGTAGAGGCCGCCAACTATTCTTCTTCAACGTGGCCGTGTGCGAGCTTTTCTAGACTGTCACGCACCTCGCAAGGCGCGCCCAGTTTATCCAGCTCGCGTAGCGCAGCGTAGAAGGCAGTAATCGCGTGATAATTCTCTTCCAACGCCGCCCTGTGCGCCTCCTTATACTTCACCACATCATCGGCTAGCCGATCTTCTGCCTCTCGTTTTTCTTTCGCCCGGCCGGTCCACCAGTCCGCCACGGCTTTTATCAGCGGACCAACAGCCGCACCTGCAAAGCCTGACCCCAGCACGATAGAGAGCAAGTCTAAACTCAAAAGCTGTGCCTCCTATCCGCATTACTTAGTCAAGCCCTTGACCTCGATCACGGGCTCGCCAGGCGTGACGTCAAAAACGCGGATACGCTGCCACCTAGTAAAAAGGAAAAGCAGAACCACCAAACCCAGTAGCGTGAAGCGCGTCAATCCTGCTGCCACAATCCAGGTCACTATGCCCCCGCAGCACAGGACGATCGCGGGCCGCTCCAGTTTGTAGTATCCAATCAGGCTAGTAAACGCGCCCAAACAACCGCCGGTGACCAGTAGTGCGGCGTGGGTGAATTCGGCCGCGTCTGTCCAGTCCTTAATCGTGATTAGCCCCACTACTAAAGCCAGGACGTAAGATGTCGTCATAAGAATTGTCACAGACTTCGGCTCGTGCACCTGCTCCCAAAGAATTTCGATAATTTCTTTCGGTGGTTTTAGCCATTTAATCGCCCGCATCAGCATCGCCCTTCACTCCGAGATTAAGCTCCACTGCGTCCAGCACGGGCTTCATCGCGGTGTACACGACTTGCATTACGCCGATGGAGGCGGCGATTACTGCGGCGATCTGCTGCCACGTGGCTGGCTGGTAGGTAGCGAAAATGCCGATACCGACAAGGAGGAGGGTTACGGCGATGGCGATCAGGCGCTTGTATGACGACCGCAAATCTACCTGAGTAAGCAGCGCGGTTAACCACGGGGCGATCAGGCCCGCGAGCGCGGCTACGGTTAGTTCAGTTCCCATTTTAGTTGCCTCCTAGCTGTCGGTTGATCGCCGTCTGCATTGCTTTAACGGTCTCGACTCCCATGTAGCCATCCACTGTGACCCCGTAGTACTTTTGCATGGCTTTTACTGTGCCCGGCCCCATGATGCCGTCAGCGGTCGTGCCGAAAGCCTTTTGCATCTTGATAATTAGCTGGGAGCCGACAGGGTTAGAAGTCCACTCCCAACCACCCGTGGCCGCTGGCAAGAACTCTCGATTTGCGGCTTCCTGGCTCGAAATGATCCCGTCGATCGGTGTCTGGTTAATCTTCTGCAATGCTCGAGTAGTAGCTGCACCCCAATAGCCATCCACAGCCACAACTCCGGCCGGTTGTGGCTTGGCTGGGCTTGAGGTTTTGCCGCCTGCCCTGATTTCCTCAGCCCTCTTATCAAGCCACGCGATCTTACCGGCGTAAGTGCCTGGGCAAGATGTCTGCTGATAATCCATATGCTTCGACAGGGGCAAATATCCGTAGGTCTTGCGAATGTCAGCGATAAGCTCGGCGATCGTCTCCAAGTCACCTTGTGACACTCGCGGGTTGCATTCGATACCGATCGTCGCTTGATTAGACGGGTAGTGCCCGCAATGCCACGCAGTGTCGCTAGCGGCCACCAGGCAGGCTACCCGGCCGGCTTCTGCAACATAATGCGCGCTGGACGTGCCCCCGGGCCGGCAAAGCCAGCTGACAACCGTATCAAACGCGGGTTTCCTCGACGGGTCACCCCACCAGTGGATGACAATCCCCGAGATCCTCCTGCCTCCACGCCCGCGCGTGCGGTTAGGACTCGTAAACTTCGTGACGTATTCGTAAGACATCTGCACCAACCTCTATACAGTGGTGGCGCTCTCAACAGGCCTATATCTACTCAAATTCTAACGGCCAGCTCGTCACTGCCATACCGTCAACAAAGTCCAGTCAGACATCAAACGGCAAGACGAAACAATATTATGAGAATTTGGTCAGTCTCCAGCCGACCTTCTTCAAAAACCCGGTACTTCCATTAAAAAACTGTGCTACGCGCACTAACGTAACTTTTTGGGAATCTTTATGTAGCGCGGACTGGACGAAAGTAAAAGAACTGGAATGCATCGGGAAGTACTGGAAACGCCAACCCTCCGGCGGAGTGTACGGATAGGGCATTTCTATTGTTCCCGCATGGACAGGAGGCGATGAGTAGGCAAACGCGAACTCCGGTACGTCCTGCACGCCGCACGCCTGATACTCCACACCACCCACAACAATCGTGTTCTCCGTTGCGGTCTTAGTAGGCTCCGGCCTAGCGACGCCAAGAATCGTTGCCCTCCGATTCCACAGGAGTACTAGCACGCGGGCACCCACAATAGGCACTGTAATCGTTCCCACGCCTACGATCGGCTTCGTCTCCCCATCCAAAACCACTTGCAAGGGATCTAAAGAAACAACCCGCCCCCACCTGAATTGGGGGAGCGCCTCCAGCCTGCCCGTAATGCGCTGTAGCTGGTCCACAACATCCCTGATAGTGATCACGACGCCACCTCTCTTAGCTCTGAATGCATCACGTGCCCAGGCTTACTAACACTAATCTTTTGCACCGTTGCCCAGGTATTTAACGGCCTAGAACGCAAAGTGACTAGATCTCGTGGCCGGATGGGCAAGACCGCGTGGGTCAGTGAAACGGTTGACACCGGGCTTCCTGCTTCTACCAGGCGACGCTGAGCCATTGCATTAATTTGTGCTTGGCTGGTAGCTTCCACGTCATACACGCGAGTCACCCACCGGCCACGAGCCTGGAAACTGAACGGGCTCCGCGTGTCCTCATTTAGGGCCACACCCACCAGTGCCGGCTCCTCATCCGTCCCTGTAGTTCTACAAATAATACGGTTAGGCACGCCCGTAAGATCCTGTTGTCTACTCCACTTCGCCGCGTGAGTAGCGTGTTCACCCTCCACGAAATCCCACGTCACGGGCCTGTCAGCCGGGGCCACATACCGGCCCGACACGTAGATACCTTCACCGTTTACTGTGAGCGCCCAATAGCCGATAGCGTCTAAAAGCTGATTAATTATGGTCAGCTTGCTTTCTCCCGCGTCGAAGACAATCGGCTCCCTAACATACTCTTGTGACGCGGCTATGGTTGCCCGCGTCTCACCTGTGCTCTCAATTAAAGAAAGCACGGTCTCGACCACGTTTGCACCTTTTGGCACCGTGTAGGACCCCTCTACCGCGTCGTCATCTAAGATCGCTAGCTTAGACACTAGCCCGACACTGGTGACACTGTGAGTCTCCTCCCGGTCCAGCCCCGGCTCAGAGAACAAGAAAACCCCCACGTCCCACGCGCTCACCCCATCCACTCCAGGATCATAGGAAACCCTTACCCTGTGCTTCATAAAGTCCACATTCTCGGATCCAGCTAGCAGAGTTAGTGATCCTGAGTCGCCTAGGTTCGCTAGCGGGTTCAGTTCCAAACTCCACTCGCTTACCGTGCGCAGTCGGCGTAAGGGCCGGTCCTCGTTATCAAGCAGCGTGAAGACCCATTGAGGCTGGCGAGGTCCTTCTAATAGTCGATTATTCACCTTCGGTCTCCTTCTCGGTTTCCTCCAGCTTTAGACTTACCTGCCACGCCTGTGCGTGTGTCCTGTCCGTGTTTATGCCACGAATAATTCCATATCTGCGTATTCCCGGTACTCGTACAAGATGGGTGATGTAGTCTCCCGTAACGAGTTTTATGATGTCATCAAGTGAGGGGGCGTCGCCGTCGAAAACTAGTCCGGATACGTCTAGTTCGCCTCCACGTCCCGCACCTAGTACTGGTACTGGCAGCGCCCGGCCGTCAAAGTGCAGTGCACTCCGCGCAACCGTGAAAGATGCTCCCGCCGATGGGTTAAACTCCAAGCTCACCTGCTGCGCGTACCCTGGTCCGGCACCCACCCATAGTTTGCGCGATGTAGCGGCCAACTCAAATTCGGCTGACGCCTCGCCTCCGATACTTGTATAAGCGGTGGCACGATACAAAGTAGTGCCGTTAGACAGGCCTTCATAGTCGCTGACTACGCTTCCTGGCTCTAAATCTTCGGCCACGCTTTCCCACGTAACGCCACCGTCTATGGATCGCCACAGTGTGATCGTGGCTGTAGATTCGGCCTTAGGTGCTTTACCTGCGTCCACGTAGATCGTGGCCTGTCCGGCTGTATCGTCCCAAGACACATTAACGTCAGGTGGTGCGGGTGGCGTGTACTCAACCGTGAAGAATGAGACAGTCGGCTCGCTCCATACGCCTGACACGGCTGCACGCACTGCGACCTTATAAGTCTTGTTGTTTTCAACAGGTACGGGTAAAGGAAAACTTGTGGTGTCTCCTGTGCCCGCCCATTTTCCAAGCTCTATACCGCTGTCATCTGCTAGAGCTATTTCCCAAGCGTTTTGTTTCCATCCATTCTTTTGTGAGGTCTCCCACTTTACGGTTGTGAAGCGTGTGGACACCGTCATTTCGGGTGTGAGTATGCTGACTGTGGGAGCATTGATCGCCTGGTGGGTCTTGTGTTTGGACCAGGGCCCATAATCTGGATGGGAGCCTTTAGTGCGAACTTGCCACTTGTACGATCCAGGTTCAGAAAAGTCCACCTGCGCCCGGTCGCTAGACCCATTTACCGTGAGAGTCCTGGTGGCGCCGTTCGGAAGTGTGTAAGCGATCTGTGCTTGCGTCTGGGCTGAACCGTCCGTGGCGTAGTGTCGCCACTGTAAGACTGTAGGACCTGTAGAAATGTAATAGGGCGTTGGTGCGATTAGGGCAGGCTCAGAAGGCGGTGCAGTAATGCTAACCGCATTGGTTGTCATCCAGTTCGAGTAGAGCGTCAGCCCGCCGTCATGCGGGGACCGCACAGTCTGCCTAACACGGTAAGACTGTGACACTGTAGTCGACGGGCTCTTGTCCTCAGCCTCAGTTTGAGTGCTGGCCACCGTCGTCAAGCTCGTCCACGATCCTGAGCCCTGTTTGCGTTCTACTTCTATCCGACTGTCAGGTGCGGACTGGATGCGCGGCCAGGATATGACAATTGTGCCCCCGACTCTTTTAGCCTCAGCCCTTGCCACGGGCGCGGGCGTGGTTGGAGTCGGCAAGCTGGGAGTGGTGAACGCGGATTGGCCGGCCCCATTGTAAGCGGCTACACGCCACTGGTAGGAGGCCCCCGCCCGCGTGGTCGTGTCAGTGTAAGACCGACTTCCTGAACTGGGGCGCGCTAGCTCCCTCCACGCATCCCACGAGTCCCCAGTCCAATTCCTGCGTTGCACAACGAAACCCGTGACAGGACGTCCAGTTGACTGATACCAAGTGAGGGTGTGTTGCGTATCCGAAGAGCGTTTCACCTGGCTGAGTGCTGGATCTGAAGGCGGATCGGGGTTAGCGATCGTCACACTACGAGATACGGAGGACGAACCGTTCCAATAGGAGATGCTCACTCCATACGTGCGTGTCCCTGTAAAGGACGTAGACCAGCGGAGAAATTCTCTAGTCACGGTCTCGCCAAAACCGGAGTAGAAGGACACTTCTCTCGAACCCGACCACGCGCCCGTGTACTGCATCCGCTCAGTCCAATTATGCCCGTACCCCACGGACTGGCCATAGACGATGATCGTCGCCGTAGTGCCTGATACTTGAACGTCTATGCCTAGGCGGAAATAGCCAGACGTGTTACCCCAAGTGATAGCCATTTATGCCACTCCAAACTCTGCCCTGGCGCTACCACCAGCACCAAGCACCTGCTCGATCTCGGCTTCCACAGCCATCTTCAAAGACCCATCCGACGCCTTCAACACCAAAGTCACCGGACCCGAAGACAGGCCACCACGGTTGATCTTGTCCCACTGGTCTGACGTGAACACCGGCTCAGGCCGGCCCGTCTTATTCACGGCTAAAGTGGCTCCTGGCTCCAACCAGCCTCCACTGTCGTACTGCAACCTACGCAGCCGGCCTACCATCTGGTCAGTAGTGGTAGACCTTCGCGCAGTAGATTGCACAAGACCCGCATACGTGTGGGTCATGCCACGGCCTCCGCCACCACCGTAGGCCCCAACCGTTGGGGAACCATAGATAGCCGCGTTCCTGACAACATCACCAGGCTTTGGCGCGTGCACCATCATTCCCGGCCCCGTATAAATACCCACATGGTGAGCAGGACTACCCCAAAACAGCAGGTCACCAGGAGCGGCCTGGCTCATAGGCTTGTATCGGCTTGCCGCCTGATAGCCCGCCGCGGTAAGACGCGGCCATCCAAGCCCCAAGTTTTGAGCCGCCCAGTACACCAGGCCAGAACAGTCCAAGCCGGGAGGGATTGAAGAGCCACCCCACACGTAAGGCACTCCCAGAGCACGCCTAGCCGCACCGACTAGGCCACTGTTTCCGATCGTGTCAGCTTTTTTCTTAAAGAAGTTCGGTATGCCACTAAGAATGCTCTTAGCCCCGCCTTTAGCGAGGTCTCCCCACACTGTGGAAGCAACGCCTCCAAGCATGCGCTCCACCGGCCGCACGATGAGATCAATCGCGGAGCCGATAGGGTCACGGAGGAACCCGCCAAGACCTCTGGCCGCATCTTTGAAGAAGCCAACGATGCCACCGTTAGCGAAACCAGGTATGCCGCATGAGCCGCCACCGCATCCGCCGCTACTGGTTACACCGGTGCCGACACCACCGTTAGACCGGCCCTTAGAGAAGTATCGGTTCGCCCATCCCACAAAGCCTGGCCCCAAGCCGCGTACCGCTTCAGGAACCAGAATCCCCTCACCCCCAGACAAGAGGGTAAGGATAGTGTCACGTCCAGGAGCATAACCAGGCAGCACACCGCCCTTAGCGAACTTCAACGGAGCGATACTAGGTAGGGACAGGCTGAAACCAAGCTTGCCCGCCACAGACTCGGTGAAAGCCTTAATACCTTTGCCGTACACGGTTTCGATAACGAAGTTCACCGGCTTTGCGGCTATCCCCTTCAAACCGTCCCACACTTGTCCGATCGAGTCACGCATCTTCGTAAACGCATCTACCGCACCAGTTTTAAGCTCTGTGAACTTGCCGATCGTGTGGTCTTTAATCCACCCGACAACCTCTCCTGTCTTGGTTTTCATCGAATCCCACGCGCCGCTAATCGCGCCAGTGATCTGATTCCACTTCTCGCCAGCCAGACTTTTAATACCTTCCCACTTTTCACTGATAGCGCCTGTGATTTGTGTCCAAAGCTCCACTGCTTTGTCTTTCATTCCCGTCCACAAATCCACGAACCATTGACCAATCGAGTCAAAACTAGTCTTAAGCCAGTCTGTAAACGCACCCCACGTTTCACTAATCCACGCGGTAACCTCATCCCAATGCGTCGCAAGCAGCACCACAGCGGCAATAACCGCGGCAATACCAACAATGATCCACGTGATCGGAGACGCCAGTAACGCCGAGTTCATGATCCACTGTGCCGCGGCGGCCACCGCGAGCGCTCCGGCTAGCACGCCGAGTACTCCGGCCATGATTTTCACCGTGGTGGGATTGTCTTGTAGCCATTGGGAGAATTCTTGAGTGTAGGGGGCTATGCGTTCCAACCCGTTACTGATTGTTTCGAATGTGAGGGATGCTAGGGGTTCGGCCATTAGTGCGGCGTTGTTTTTCATTAGGTCGAAGGTGTCTGCCGCGGTGCGTGTTTCCTCACCTACCCCAAGGATTGTGTCAGTGGTTGCCCCAATGGTTCCCATCAAGTCGTCTAATGACAGTGAGCCGTCGTCGATTGCTTTTACGAAAGCCTGGGCGTTCCTGGTGCCAAAAACTTGCGCAGCAAGGTCTGTAGCTCCGGCAACGTCGCCTTGGTCCATCAGGCCCTTAATGCTGCCCGTGACGCGAGCTAGAGCATCTTTTGGTTCTTCACCGTCTTTAGCCAGGTTGACTAGGCCGCGTGATAGTCCTGCCATCATGCGGCTACTTTGCAGGCCGGCCTTGTCGAAAGTGCCAATCAGGCTTGCCGTGTCTTTGAAGTCCAGGCCTAATGATTGGGCCATTGGCCCAGCCATTTTCACTCCGTCAGCCAGCTCATTCATACCCACGCCAGTGGCCTGGCTCACGCGGAATAAGTCATCCAACGCTAGTGATACGTTTTCGCCTTCGATGCTGAAAGCGTTGAAGGCGGCGGAGGTTTTGTTTATGTCTACTTCTTCACCGAGGATGCGCCCGGCTTCCATGTACTGGGCGGCAACGGTTTGCATTGTTTCGCCGGATAGTCCGAGCCTGGTGTTGACGTCGGCGACTACGCTGCCTATTTGTTCGAAGCTTCCAGGAACCTTGGAGCCAACTTTTTTCGCGTCTTCCACCAGCCCGTCGAGGGCCTTGCCGCTGGCTCCGGTTCCTACTCGGATCGTGTTAGACATGTTGGTGAATTGTTCACCGATCTTGTAAAGGCCCGTACCAACGCCAACCAAGGCCGCGCCCACTGCGGCTGGTGCGAGGACCTTTTTTGTTTGCGCCAACAGGCCCGCGCCTAGGCTTTTACCGCCTTCACTACCGGCCTTGTCTGCCGCCGGCGTGACTTCTTTTACAAGACTCTTAGTAAGCTCTGTACGCGAGCCTTGCATAGACGGGATGACAGTTAGGTAAGCGTTCGCTAGATTGTAATTTTCAGCCACTGTTAAACCCCGTCCTGCCTATGTTTTGCCTTGATTCTCATACTATTTGAGCGATAGTTAAGGCCCGTACACTAAACCAATAGTGCACGGGCCTTAACCAGGTTTTACGCCGCTGAAGCTTCTTTGAGGCGGATCCATTCCTCCAAACTATCCACAGTCCACGATTCTCCCTGCCCGAACCGCTTCTTATCGCCGGGGCGAGGAATAGGCTTTGGCCGGCTTCCTTTCTTCCCGCCCTGCAAAAGCCAGGCGATACCGTCTAACCGTTCCCGGATTTGGGCTAACAGTTCGATTTGGAGTGTCCACTGCGCGCCTTCTGCGTCTTTAGCGTGATGGTATGCGCTTGATGAGGGACTGTATTCGAATGCGGCGAGAATATTCGCCCAATTCGACCTGCCCTGTCCAGCCTCATCTAAGCTCATGCCAAGCGTTAGCAGATCGTAGCGTATAGGCTCCTCATTATTGTCAATGATTTGGAGGAAGCTTAGGATTTTCCCACGCTTACACCAGAATCAGCTTGCCACGCGCGGGTGAACTCGTTGAACTCTTCCATTGGCAGTTCGTCAAGGATCGCCAGGGCCTCCTTGCTCGCATAGTCTTCCAGAATCGTGAACATCTGGTCAGCCACGTCTAGTTTGCGGATCTTACGAAACGCTTTACCTGGCAGGGAAGAGAACTTACGGATACTTACCAGGTCGCCTGACGCGGTTTTGAACTCAAACATAGGGAGTTTCTCAGCCATTTACACGCCTGCCTTCACACCGTTGTCTACATAAATGTAGATCGACTTGTTGTTCTCATCGGGGTAGCACGAAAGCGTGCAGCCAAGTGGGATCGCGTCGGTGGTTGTAAAACTCATCTCATCCCAGGAGGTGGCTTGCGCGTTCGGCAGCACGATACGAATAAGGTTGTCCCCGTCCTTCATCTTGAACACGTAGGAGCGCGGCTCAGGAAGCTGCGGGCCCATCGCGATAGTGATCTGCTCGCCCTTAGATTGCGTTGCCGGCGTGACCTTAACGTTCTTATCCCCGTAGACCATGCGCGCAGAGTCAGCATCGAACTGGATGAACGAGAAGGCAACGGAGCCCTTAAAGTTCTCCAACAGGGTACGGACCGTGGACCCGCTCCAGTCGGTAATGTCCGTGGTAGACATGTCCGGGGTTAGTGTTACTCCATCAGATGAGACGTATCCAGACGAAGTGAAAGCCTTATTCAGATCGGCTGACGCTGAGTCTGGAATCTTAGTTCCAAGCGGTGCCGCCCACACGGCTCCCGCCGCTCCGGACTGTTCTGGCGCGCCCACCAGAACCTTTGTTGAATCAATACCCGCCATGATTTCCCTCCAAAATAGTTGCTTGTTTTCAGTCTATTTACCGATTTTCAAAGTCAGTACTACCTGGCATGAATACCGGAAAAACTCTGGGTTGATCGGATCAAAATTTGCGTAAGGAGAAGACGCTAGACCCACGTGAACTATGTTCACCCCGTCTTCGTTGATCCTCTCCGCGTCGGTCTGCCACACTGCGGCTGGTAGCGCGTTCGCAAGCCGCACAGTCTCCGCTTCGCTGCGTGAGCGCACGTGTAGGCTCAACGCTGGGTAGGCAATGCCGGGCTCTCCTACACGCCCACCAACGTTCACCGACTGCAGGGACCTTTCGGGCAAATCGGGTGGTAGCGCGCCCGCAATGGGTTTAACCTTCAGTCCCGTGTTTTGGGTGAGCGTGCGGGCGAGGCGCTCTACGAGTTTCATTTCAAAATCGCCAGGCATAATCAGCCCCCGTATAAGGCTCGAGTGAGCGTCTCGTCTTCAGCTTGAGCTTTTCGTGCTTTGTCAGTGGCGGTTTTGACCGCGTGCATCACGCGGGGAGAACCCCCGTAACTGCCTTCAAACTTTTGCACAGTGTAGTCGTCTTCACCGCCGGCAGCGCGGGCGATCCGCCTCGCCTCCGCCTCTGTAGCGGCGGCTAGTTCTACGGATTTTAAGACTTCGCGGAAACCTTTTTCGTTCCACTCGATACGCACTTTTGACACGAGTTCTACCCTTCCCAGTCAACAAGATCAAGATGAATGTGACTCGCTATTCCTGCTGGCCCTTTCCACACGTGCGGAGCACCGTAGATCCTGTAGTAGCGCCCGTCAATGGTGATACGCGCGTGCCTCGACACGGACACGTCAGGGTTAAGGAATACGACTTTGCGTATTTCTACTGCGTCACGCAGTTCAAAAGTGGGTGAGGTTGACCCGTCTTGCACGATCACCGGTGAAACCACGCTGCCTTGCGCAGGGTAGGTTTTCACCTGTTTGCCCCGCTCCCCCGCCCATACTGGTTCGGTGATAATGATGGAATCGCTAGCAAACCCGGGTAGCATCATGCTCTCCTTGGCAGTCGGTAAGCATCCAAAACCAGCATGTCGCGCTCTAACAGCGTCAAGCCACCTGCAACACCCACGCCCGTGCGGGCAAACTCGATACTCACCTGGCCGGCTGATTCTCTAACCACGCCGGTAGGAGAAGCCAATCCAACTAGTGCGGCTTGCAGTGCGACTTGTTTCAAGTCCGCCACTTGCGCTAGGTCATATCCGTGCCTGACATGGGCTTTAACGCCCCGCCATTTAGATGGCCGGCGGCCAAGCTTAATGTCGCCGGTATGGCTCCACTCAGGCTGGGTGATCTCTTGCCCGTCTACTGTCAGGCTTATAACTTCTTCTAACCGCAAGGTAGGTAGTGTCAGGATCCCGCCACCGTCATAGTCGAGGGTCATAGTCTCTTCCACGATCGGGGCCACGTGCCAGCCACAGTAAGAGCGGATAGCGGCACTAACCGCGCTGGCCATCATGTCAGCCACACCGGGCTCAACGCTTAGACGCCCGCCACTGGCAGATATGACTTCTTGCCCGGTTACGAAGCTAGGAACCACGCTACCCCGCCCCTTTTACTTATCTGCCGTCTTGCGAGCCTTATTGGCTGGCCGTCTGGCCTTTGTCTGCGCCTGTCCGGTCTTGATTTCAACCGCGCCCGCTGGCTGTTTACCTTCTTCGAACTGCCAGGTGGACCCGCGGTATTCGTACTGCTTCAAAGCCACTGCTATCACCCAAAACTATTCTTATTAAGTAGCGGCCCGACCTAGGTAGACCCGTTGAGAGCGCTAACCACGCTGCTCAAACCCCAGGTCGAGCCGCTACACTTCCCCCGCGCCGTTTAGCCTCCGACAGTTACCTTCACGAAGCCAGCCGGACGGCGTACCGCCAGCGCCGCACGCTTCTCCGCGCGAACCGTGACAAGGTTGTTAGTAAAGTCGTCCTCGTTGGAGTTCGTCATGTCCACGCGCACCCCGCCCTTACGGTAAAGGGTCGCCGCGGTCTTAAACGCGCCCACCAGGGCAGTGCCTTCAGCAATGTTAGGTGTAACCACAGTGTTCAAGCCCCACAGTGGAGGCATGAGCACAACATTGTTGAGCTGGCCGTACGCGCCGGTAAAGTAACCGCCACCGTAGTACTGGTGGTTCTGGTCCTTAGCCAGGCGAAGCGACTCGTAATCGGTTGGGTGTAGCACTACCGCGTCAGCCGACAACTGTGCGCCCGTAGAAATCTTGGTAACACCACGGTAGAGCGCGTCAGCCAGGTCAGCCGTGCTAGCGGCCTTCTCGGTTTGAATACCAGAACGGTTGAGCACGCCGGTCAAGTTGGCTCCCTGCCCGTCACCGTTAAGCAGCTGAGCCTCTTCAGCAAGCTCAAGGTCTTGTAGTAGGCGCGTGTTGATTTCTGAAGCGAGGAACTCAAGATCTTCAAGAATCTCATCAGTTTCCTTGATGAAGCCCGCGATCTTCGATAGGGCGTCCATCTTGCGCTCATAGTTGTACTTCAGCTGTGGCTTCTTGCCGCCCTCAGCAACCGTCGCGAAATTGCCTTCACGAGCGGTCTCTACAAAATAGGTGACAGCCTGGCCGGACACCATGCCGGTAGTGAAAAGGTCAGTGACAGTAAGACGCGGAACCGTGGACACCACGGTCTTATCAACGTCCATCAGCGCCGGGCTGAACACGCCGGACGTGCCGCCGGTGGCGTGCGCGTCGGACGCGGCCTTGTACTCCGGTACGGTAATGGATGCGCCACGAGAGCCCTTGAAACCAGAAATCCTGTCCTCAACGTTCGCGATCACGTGCGCGCCGAGCGACTTAACACCCCCGCGGGGCTTGTCTGCCGGTTCGGCACCGATCTGGTTGAGCAGTCCGTCAGCGTCTTTTACCGCTTTGATCTGCTTATCCAGGTCTTGAATCTCCTGGATTGTCTCCTGCGCCTTCTTAGCCGCGTCCTCGTCACCGCTCTTCGCGGTGGCTACGAGCTCGCGGGCTAGGTTCATGAGCTCGTTACGCTTTTCTGTAAGTCCCACTTTTCTACCTCTCTAGAGATCTAGAAATGCTAATTCGATTGATAGAGCTTCCAGCTGCGATTTGAGCTCAACCGGAGCTTGTTTTGACTCACTGGTTTCCTGTTCGCTAGCGGACCCCTGATTCTCATTATCATTACCTTGCGCGGATTCTAATACCGTCAAGATCGCTTCTTTTGCTTTTTCCAAAGCGCCTACCAAGTCAGCCGGCAAAACCAGGTCTTCGTCTAGTTCCTGCGGCTGCTCCGCGTCCTCAGCTTTGCTAGCGTGTTTAACTTCAAGAATCTCCGTGTCCTGATTTGCCCCAACTGGCACAATCGACACTTCGTACAGCTTCAGCTTGCGCAACTCGTGTTTTTGTTCGCCGTCTTCCTGAATCAAAACCGAGTCCAGCACGTCAAAAGCAAAAGACATCTGGCTAACGCGCTTGGCCTTAAGTAGCCGGTACACCTGTTGGGCGAGTGGGTTATCCATATCTAGCTGTCCGGTAATCTTCAGGCCGTGTTCATCCTCGAAAGCCTCCACTACCGAGCCAATGTTTTTATACGGGTCGGAGAAGTCGTGTCCCCACAAAACTGGGATTACGTTACCCGAATCCGCCCATTCCTCCAGGCTGTCTTTAAACGCTCCTGGCGCTACCACATCCCCATAAGAATCCGGTGTGCGCGTGAACGTTGAAGCGTAAGCAGTGAACAGGCCTTGCTCCTGCCCGTCGGCCTTGACGCTGATATCGATAAGCTTTTTCTTCATTGCTAGTCCTTAAGGTTGGTATGAATACTCCAGTACGCACTGGCAGTTAACGAACTCTTCGGGAGCTCCACTAGAGTCACCCGGATAGGCCAGGCCGTTTGAAAACTCTTCATCTAAAGCAACTGTTTCGCCATCCAGCTGCGCATGGTCACTGCGCGGGTCGCCACTGGTGGTAACCCAGGTTTTCAACACTTGCCCACCCGTTTGGCTGCGCACTTTGTAGGCGGCCTCCTGCTGCGCCCAGTTTTGGGTCTGGTGCGAGTGCTCTGCTGCTCTCCAAGGCGTGTAAACCTCCTGGTACTCGCTAAATGCCTGGTCGATAATGTTGGTGAAAGATTCTGGGTCCTTGAAGTCTCCGGACTCTCGCAAAGTCTCCTCTACACCACTTACAAGCCGCTCAACCAACGCGCTCGCTCTTGTGTCCGCACGGCGTTCTAGATACTCAAGCTCACGTCCAGTCAGGTTGAAGAAGTCTTGGCCCTGCCCCATCAGATGCGCGGAAGCGCCGCCCACGTGCTTGGCCTGATCCTTAGCCACTACCACTAGGGCTTTCGACAATTCCATGGCCATTGCTTCTATTTCTTCGCGCGCAACAGCTACTGTGGAGGGCTTGGAATAGTAGTAGGCGAGAAGATCTGATCGGATACTGTCTAAAGACTTACTGATAACCGTTTCGTACCGGGAGCGGTACCCGGCCTCGTCAAAAACTAGGCTGGTAATCCTGGCCAGGCTCTTTCGAGCCTCCGGCTCAATCTGCTTGCGCTCTACCCCTTGCGGGCTGGCAAGGTTTTGTGATCCTGAATCACGTGGGGAGGCCTGCCCGCCAATCAGCACGTTAAGTGGGGTAACAATCTCGTCCCCACCCTCAACGCGCGGCAGGTTCATACGCGCGCGAGCCTCGTTCCTCGACAGCCAGGGCGCGCCCACACTCGAAGAGAGAATAGCGGCCTGCTCCTCAAATGTGCCGGCAAGCTTAGCCTGTAGATTAAACTCCACGTAAATGTTCGGATTATCCGTCACAAACGGCACCACGAAAGCATTAATCCGCTGCTGGATCATCGCCAAGTCAGGACCCAAAGAGTCCTGATACAACATTTTGTGGAACTCGCGAACGTTTGAATAGTTCGCCCCGTCAGTCTGGCCAAGCATCGTGGGGTTAATGTGGTAAACGCCCGCAACCGTGGTCAACGCGAGCTTAGCAACCTCGCTCCACTCCTCTTCACGCGCGTTAAACCTCGTAGACTCAAGCGTCATTCCCTCCTCGAGCAAAGGAGTTCCCCCGGCGTTCGCACCACTAGCCCCAGACCATGCGGCAGCCCATTCGCGCACAAACTTTTGTCTAGCATCCGCACTCCACGCCGGCGCATCCAGCGGGCGCTTCAAGTACATGCCCACACGCCCGCCACGCTTCCACACCTGCTGGCGGTACGTCCAAGCCTGCACCTGCTCTTCAAGAATGTCTTTCAAAGCCTGCACCGGGCTAGACCAGTCATCCGGAGAGGCCGGGTCCCACCCGTGAAACAACACGAAGCGCGTCGAATCAGTATTAGTAATCCTCGACCTAACGGCCTGTCCGGGCCGCTGAATGTCAACCCACTCCGGACCCCAAGCGTCCCCACCGCCGGTACCCGCAATCCACGCAGGCGACACCGGATAAATCGACACTCCCGCACGCGACTCATCCCGCACCAACAGCCACAGTGCCACGTCATAAAGCTTCAAATCAGACACGAGCGAATACACCAGCTCATACTGGGTCATACGCGGATTAGGCGCACCCAACAAAACGCTCATAGCATCATCACGCGCCCGCCGCCTATCGGTATCCGAGGCGCGTTCGTACACGTGCAAAGGCAGTTGAGCAATATTACGAGAGATAAAAGAAATCACTGTCCGCAAATGCGGCTGTGACCGGTACAGCTGGGCAGGCGACAAACCCGCAATCGACTCCACACTAAAACCCGGCTGGACAACCACCGGCGTGCCCGCGTCAGCAGAGAACAAACGACGCACTACATCTCTGACTCCCACAGGCGATTCTCCTTGAAAACAAGCGGAAAACTCTAACTACAACACCACAATAGAATAAGAATCATCCTCATAAACACTACGAACCTGATTTGATTCCTTAAACTCCAACAAGAACCCCAACGCAATAATCACCGCGATAAGCGGGGTAACATCCGTCGCCGAATTCTTCCGGTCCACACCCGGCGCGCCACCATGAGAATAATTCAGCTTCATCCCCGCCACAGCCATGTCCAACACCGGCTGCGGCAAATGCGCCAACCCCCGACGCGCACCACCCTTACCGCCCGTGGACTCCTCCACCAAGTTCAAAAACCGCTCCGTCCAACGCCGCTCTTCTGGAAACGCCGACCGGTACACGCTAACCCCATCAACCTCTTCTAAATCCATCCGCAAAATATCAGCAGGACTCGACCTGTTAATCACCACCTGCATACCCCCATACTCGCCAACCCGGTCCTCAAACCACTTACGCACCCAGTCAGTACCAGCACGCGAAGCCACAACTTCTACATGCGGCACACCATCAGCCCGCAACCCTGCTACCGCAATATGAGTAAGCGACTTATTAGACGAACGCTCCACCCCAAACACCAACGGAACATCCTCACCAATCCGACTAGCCGGATCACAAGCCCGCTCCCACTCGCCACTATCCCAATACGACGACGCCTTAACCGTCAGCCACTGGCCCAAACGCTCCCTAGAAAAACCAACCCCACTCATCACCGACTGCTCCATCGCCACAGTCTCCAAACTAATCCTGATCCCCAACGCCGGATTAGTCTCATACGCCAAATCCACCCAATCCCCACGCGCCGTCTCCGGATCCATATCCGAAGGAATACTCCACTCCTGCCAAAACATCCCCTCCACCGTCTTGCCAGAATGCGCCGCCTCATGAATCCGCGGAAACACCTCAGCAACCGAATCCACAGACGGAGGCGTGCCATAAAAATACTGCTGCGGATCACCAGAAGGAGCCGCCGCCAAAGTCGGAGACAACGCCTCCAACTGCTCATCGGTCAACTCCTGCGCCTCATCACAAAACAAGTCATCAACCGTAAACCCACGCGCCGCGCCCTTAGACCGAGCCGAAAACTCAATCGACCCACCCTCATTATTCCCACACGAACACACCCCACCACAAGGCGCAGCACAAGACGGCTTATGCAGCAGAATCGCCTCCTGCCCATTCGCCTTACGAATCAACCGCACCATCGCAGCCAAATCCGGATACTGCACCGGATTCTCAAAATAAGACGCCAACCGCATAAAAGCCTTCCGCGCCGTCTTCACCTCATGCGCCGTATGCAAAACCCGCCGGCCCTGCACAATCATCTTGTGCAACTGAATAATCTCAATAATCCCGTTCTTACCATTCTGGCGAGGCACCGACTGCGCCACCCGCTTAAACGCCACTCCACCGCCGGCACCACGAGACAAAGCCAAACGAACATGACGCGCCTGCCACGGGTCCGGAACCAACCCATACGCCGGAGCCAACAACAACGCCTCATCCCCATCACTAAAATCAACCGGCTCACCACAAGCCAACTCAAACGACGGATCCTGACAACCCTTACGCTCACGCGCCACGCTTAGACTCCCTCTCCCTACGCAACCTCTGCGCCACCGTCTCCACCGAACCAGACACGCCCTGCTCCACCTCACCCAAATCCCGAAGCACCATACGCAACTGCGCCACCAACGCCGGCAACTGGCCCGGCTCAGCCACCTCAATCGCCGCCCACAAAGCCAGGCGCGCCCGCTCCAAATCCTCACGCGCCTCAACCGCAACGCTCTCACTCACTACTTCCACCGCCTTACGCCCTGTTAGGGCCAGTTTTTAATGGAGGGGGATGACTTATTGCTAGACCGCGA